AAAATAATATAAAATTTGTTATGATTTGCTGATAAATGTATTAAAATACTATCAATTCAGGATCGCCTATGACTCTTCCAAAGGACAAAAAACCCAAAAAGCAAGAGATTGACAGTATGAAGATTGCAGTCAGTGAGTCTGGCATCCGTGCAATCCATCCAGATAAAATGGAAGATTTTGCCGCACATATGGTAGAGCAGCTGAAAGAAATAACAGAGTGACAGATGCATAAGTGGTACACGGGGGGTTTCGCGCCTCCCTTTTTCATGTATTATTAAAGAGTCAAAGCAATCAACACATGACTGCAACAACAATCCGCGACTACTTCAGCGATTCTAATATCGTTTCTGAGATTGTCCGCGAACTCAACATGGAGATCGGGTTTTGTCCCATTCTTCGCAATCTCAAACGAGAGAAGGATTATGGCGTCATTGATAACGACAGCATCACATTCCGTGAATTAGGGGCCGAAGATCGGAATGAGGTGTTTGTCTATCTTGGACGCATTCTTGAGTCTGTTCTTACCTGCCAACTGGCAAAATGTGATTTTCTCGATGTAAAGAAGGATCGCAGTTCTTCTGGAGACGTTACCATCAACGGACGTATCTGGGAGATCAAAGGAACATCTGGTAAGAACTCTTGGACTGGTTCTACACATGCCACCAAGAAAGAGGATGACAAGATGGACTTTATCGGTATCAAATATGGACTGAATGAAGACATCAATGTCTTCGACATCTTCACTGGTAATTCTAAACTGATTGAAGAAATCTTCATCGGTGTATTCGATCAGATCGAATTGATCCGCCGTGGTAGTGCTACCCAGTCTAATTCTCGAACTTCTCTTCTCATCGGTATTGATGAGTATGAGACAGTTAAAGAGCAAGTTGCATGGGGTTGGTTTAAAAAACCACAACGCAATGGTAAGTATTTGCAGCTATGTGCCGCTTGAGGTAGTGGCACATGGGGGGTTTCGCACCCCCCTTTTTCATGTATTATTAAAGAGTCAAAGGAACACACCATGGCAACTCGCTCACGCATCGGTATCGAACTGAAAGACGGTTCTATTCTGTCTGCCTATCACCACTGGGATGGTTATCCTCAGTGGCTAGGACGCATCCTGACTACTCACTACAACACCCGTGAACAGGCAGCAGATCTGATTGACGGCGGTGATATGTCATCTTGCTGGAGTGATGATGTATGGGGCGAAAAACTTCCTGAAGGTGGATATGCTCCCGAGTATTATTCTGCTCGTGGTGAGAATTGTCCTCCTCGCTATGATCAAACCCGCGAAGAGTATCTGTTTGACGGTGAAGAGTTCTCTTACATCTTTACGAGTGCGGGTTGGGTATGTTATGATATGAATGAGTTTAATGACAACGATCCTGAAATCGTTGAAATTCCCTCTGGAGTACTTGCAGTATGATCGGAGCACCACTGATTGTAGATTTAGAAGAACTGGAGGTGCTGCAAACCGCCCTCCAGAAGTTGCCTAAATCTGATAGCAAAAGTCAAAAAGTCTCTTTGCTTTACAATAAAATTGTTTCTATTAAAGAAGCGATTGAACTTCAAGAACTCTACCTCACAGATCCGCGCAATGACTGACACCGAAAAGAAGTATTGGCAAGACATTGCCACCGATTTCTGGAAGGAAATTGAAAAGGAAGCACAGGAACTTGAAGTAACTGTTGACTACTACATCGAGGAGTTTTTCACATCATGACACAACAAAATCACCCTGAATCAGAGCAACAACCATTTCCTGAATCAGATCAACAAGGACATGAACAATCATGACTGAAGATCAAAAGTACAAAGTTATCATTGAAGAAACCAATGGGTGGTTTCTTTATGATAAAAATGCACAGCATCTCACAAAGGCTGATGGTATTAAGTGGGTTGATAATGCCATGAGAGATGGTATCTCACCTGATAGATTGCGCGTTGTTCGACAGGAATGGGGACAATGATTGGAAACCTTGAACCTGAAGAATCTGTAATGAGCGAAAATGTTATTGCCTCTCGTAAGGCAGCAGCAGTCATGAAAACTGTCACCGGCAAATTGTCTGATGTTATTACTGCTTTAGGATGGGATTGTTATGATGATGTCACCGTAGAAATTAGTGGCACTCAGGTTTCTGGTATTCATCAACCTGAAAATTACAATAAAAAATGGGCAGCACCTTATGGTACTCGCAAGTACAATAAAGATGCGTTTATTGTTATCAAGAATCGCACACGTTCTCCCTTTGAACCATCACAACCAAATCCTGATCTCGTGGCACATCATCTCAAACCAGAAGTCGCTACTATTGAAGTTGCTGATCAGAAAATTGCAGTTCAGCAAGATGAGAAGGCAATCCGTGCTGCAATCAAAAAGAGTGATGACGAGAAGGGATACGATACTTATAGTAAGTGAGGGTTGAAATGATCAAACCTGACATGATTGTAACCTGGAAAGAACATCTTGAGAATGGATTGATCTGGAAAGCAAATGTTGAACTAGCGATGGAAGATGTTGGCGAGTCCAGTTTTTATTCCGTTGATGTTTATGTTGTAGCACCAAATCAAAGTCTTGCTCAATACATTGTGACTACAATGTATCCAGAGTTTGAGAGTTTGTGTGTTGATGATGAACCTATGACACCGGAGAATTATAGCAAAGCATTTGAATAAAAATGATTGAACTTCCACCTGATTTTATTCATGAACCACCTAAAGGATACCATTATGAAATTGAATCGTTTCGACACAATCTTCATCGCATTTGCATTGTCAATGATGGTAGTTTCTCCTATACTGATGTGGCACCTAAGTCCGTCTGGGGATTCTACAATGCAAAAAAAAGAGTCTATTTCGCGCCTATTAACTTCTCCAAGTGTGGAAATCAGGTAGACATTACTAACACTCGTCCCTATACTGCAATGCAGTTGAACTTAAACCCACTCGAATATGCATTATATTCCTAGAGTTGACGATTATGTAAAGTGGAGAGGCATTGAAGGTTGGGTGTATTTTGTTGACAAAGAATACCTAACGATTGAAGTTGGTGTTAAACCAAAAGAAGATAACTTAGTGCCAATGCACAAAAAACATCATATTTTAATTGTATGTCATCATTGGGATTGGCATGAGTTGGAGTATTCTAAGAATAGAAGAGGCAACATTGACACCTACAAATCACAAGTAGGTAGGTATTCAGATCCCCAGTAAATTATTATGCTTAAGTATCAAGTTTCATACAAAAAACCGAAGAAGAAAGGTTATGCTTGCCATAAAGCAGTCTTCTATAAGATTGAAGATGCAATCTTTTGGGAAGAACATGTAAAGAATAACCTGGAGGGCAGGGACGTTCAACTAACTGTCCACTGATCTAACCACTGTCACTTAATTTCTGTATATTAGAAGAGTCAAACAAACGACATTATGTTTTTCGAGTTTACCGACACCCCTCAGATTGAAGAAGTTCTTTACATGAACGATGAGTCCATTGATCAATTCCTTGATGAGCAAGGTGACATCATTGGTATGAACGTTAAGTGTAATGAGCTTGATACAAATATGACTGTGTAATTATCAACTTACATAGATACCTTTGTATCGGTTGTTGAGGAAACTCAAACAACTTTCAAAAAGCATTAAAGGCATCCTAAATAAGGGTGCCTTATTTGTTTTTATGACACCTCACAAATACGATCACATACTAATCCATAGAAATCCATACAACAACAAACCAATCACAATAGAATACAGAGATCCTAAATTCATACAAACACGAATCTATTTTCAGTGTGAGAGTGACTATTTCAGGAGAAAAAAGACAAAAGTATAACTGTCACAAGGGGAGCATCATGCTCCCTTTTTTAGTGTATATTGAAAGAGTCAAGGGTAATTTTTTCATGAAAACTCTCATCAACAATCTGGTGAAAGAGTATAAAAATACTGCCTCTTATTGGAGTGGTTCTATTTTTGAAAGTGTTACTCAGTTTTCTACCGATTACAAAGGAAAATTTGGCGAAGAACTTCTCTATAACTACATCAAAGATAATACTGGAATATCCATTCAATGGGATGCAGATTTCAACACCTCCAATGATGATGGTGTCTATGATTTATTTTGGATTGATAATGAAGGGAAAAAAGTTCGCGTTGAAGTAAAAACTTCTGGAAGAACTGTTGCTAACGGTAAACCGATTGGATGGCAGCATGAAAATGTATATTTTTCGGATAAAAAATGGGATAAACTTATCTTTCTTGATTATGATGCCAATGATGTTATTTTTATTACAATCGTAAATTATGATGAAGTTGTAAAAAATAATATGATTGATCTTAGTATCTTTGGTAAGAAAGGACATCAACGTAAAAATGAGGAGGGTAAAGCAAAAGTAGATTTTAGTATGAAATCCATTCGCAATGGAATTGACAAAGGTATAACTTTTGAATATGATGTAACTAATACCTCTGATGAATTACTTGCACTCTTTCTCCTCAATCGCCTTGCATGAAAAACATTTACTCTTTTTTTCAATCTGTCAACAAAACCTATTCAATTAAAGAAATTGCTAATCAATTAGGTTTGCATGTGGGAACAGTAAAAAGATGGGTAGAAAAAGAAGATGTTCCTGGTTCATATTACTTTGATCTGTGTAGAATCGCAGATATTGAAATAGATTACAGCAAACATACAGAGAAAGAGAAAGATCAATTCTTTACAAATAAAGGCACCGCAAAGTATTGCTACGACAAATGTCATGAAGTGTTGTCATCTCTTGGTGTTGATTTGAGTGAATATAATTATGTCGAACCGTCAGCAGGTGATGGATCATTTTACTCACTCATGCCCGAAGATCGTCGCATTGGTATTGATATTGAACCAAAATGTGATGGTGTAGTTAAAGGAGATTTTTTAAAATGGCAACCTGATAGTCAAAAGAATATAATCATCGGCAATCCACCATTTGGATTAAGAGGCAATCTTGCTCTAAAGTTTATCAATCATTCAGCAGAGTTTGCAGACTTTGTATGTTTTATTGTACCTCAGTTATTCGATAGTAATGGTAAAGGTAGTTGTAAATCTAGAGTAAAAGGATACAATCTCATTCATAGTGAGGTTATTGATAGTAGTTTTTATTATCCGGCCGGTGAAGATGTTGAAGTTAATTGTGTGTTTCAAATTTTGTCTCGATTGCATCAGAGCACTGAAGAAAAAGTAAATGTTGATAACATTTTAAAAATCTATAGTTTGAGTGACGGAGGCACTCCCGGTAGCACTCGCAATAAAAAACATTTATATTCTTGCGATTATTACTTACCATCTACTTGCTTTAGTGGAATGAGTATTAAAACTAATTTTGAGGATTTACCTCATCGTCGCGGATATGGTATTGTATCTTTAATTGATCGCAAAATTATGGATTCTGTGGTTAATAGTATTGATTGGGAAGATGTATCGTTTAAATCTACCAATGGAGCATTTAATCTTCGTTTTGACATTATACAAATATCAATTTGGAATAATTTGCCTGTGACGGTTAAAGAACAGTCCACAGACTACTGTAATCCCTTAGAAAATGCTCTAGCATAATTGCATGAAAAACATTCATCTCCAACACCCCGAAGATTCTATTCTGTCGGGCGATCTTTCCGTTCTTGATTGGTTCCTGACTCCTTCACATCTTTCTGTAAAGATGGATGGATCTCCTGCTATTGTGTGGGGCAAAAATCCTGCTACTGGTAATCACTTTGTTGGGACTAAATCTGTCTTCAATAAAGTAAAAATCAAGATCAATGAGTCACATGATGACATCGACAAGAATCATGAAGGTGAAGTCGCTAAAATCCTTCATGCTTGCTTTGATTATCTTCCTTTTACAGATAATGTCATCCAAGGTGACTTTATTGGTTTCGGCGGGAGTGATACTTACACTCCTAACACACTCACTTATGTCTTCGACGATGTTGTGACAGAAAATATCATCGTAGCACCTCATACTTTCTATGAATGTGAGAATGATCTGCGCGATGCTATTGCACATCCAATGGAGTATTTCAACATTCCAAGCACTGAGCATGTAAAAATGGTGCAACCAAAGTGCTGGGAAGTTGATGAAGATTTCAGCGAGATTGTTGGTTTCGCTCGTCAGATGGCACAACTGGTGAAGTTTGTTGACGAGAAAGAAGCAGCAAAACTTAGAATCGAATTGAACAAATGTATCCGCAGAGGTGTCGATGTGGTGCCAGATACATTCGACAATTCTATGCTGATTTCATTCTGGTTCCTGATCAAATCTATCAAGGATGATGTGTTGTTTATGTGCCGCAACAATGGTGCAAAAGCATACATTGGTAAGAAACAATGCGAGGGCGAAGGTTATGTTCGCAGTAATGAGTTTGGCACCTATAAGTTAGTCAATCGCTATGAGTTTTCTCGCGCAAACTTCAACAATATGAAAGCATGGGGACAGTCTTGATAGTGTCCACAGAGGTGCCTAGAAGCGCCTGTAGCGTGTATTATTAAAGAGTCAAAGGGATTTCACCATGACTACTGAATTTGCTGATTTCGTTGCAACTCAAGACGCTCGCAATCAAATTCAACTTAACATCAGAAAGTATTGCCTGATGTTGTGTGATTGCCTGCTGCTGGACATGCAAAGCAAGCATCCCAATTCTGATTACAAGTTCTACATCGAAAGTGGTAGAAAGTATCACAAAATTGTGATGGAAACCGAATCAGGTTCCCGCAGTGTTCATGCCTTTGTTGATCAAAAGACTGGCGAAGTTTACAAACCAGCATCATTCAAAGCACCTGCAAAGATTGTTCGTTACAATCTTCTTTCGATTGAATCCCGTGAAAAATGTTTCGAGCGGGCCGATTGGGCAGGAGATTATCTCTACATGTGATGATTAAGTTCTGTAACAGGGGTTGACTTTAACCCCATTTTTCTCTTACATTTCAAAGTAATCAATCAGGTTCATGACTACCACCACTGCAACTGAAAAGGCCCCTCGCATTGATTTTTGCCGTGAGATTGCGGATAGAATTATTGCAGGATCTTATGATTGTCCCGAAACTGAAAAAGTTTCAATTATTTCTCAACTGAATACTCTTCAGATTCGTAGTGAAGATAGTCAGGATCAAATTCAAGATATTGCTGACGCTATTGATGAACTTGATGGATCTATTGAAAATACTGATCCAGTGTTGATTTGGGAAGGTGCTGATGAAAATGGGGAAGATTTAATTGGTGATGGAAATCATACTTTGAGGGGAATTGTTAAATCAAAATCTACAGTAATTAAAACACGTCGTATTTCTCAAGAACTTTGGGAAAGTATGAACCTCACCATGATAGAAATGGTGATGATCGGCAGTTTTATGAATAAAAAACCAGAAAAGTTTAAACTGTGCAATGACAAAAACACATTTTATAAGCATCTCATTTCTCTTAAAGTTAAGTGTAATGTAGATATTGAATCTGAATCTTCGCACAATTATTTGAACTCTGCTGGTATCACCACCCGAAAGAGACGCACTGTTATTATCAAAAATGCTCTTGAGTTATGGAAGCAAAAGCAACTTGAAGTTGTTGGCAAAAAGGTTAAACAGTATGGACAAAATGCACCTCAAGATAATAACGAAGAGTTGATCGCAAAATGTGATCGTCTTCGCGATTCTTCAACTATGATTGTGTGTGGATCAACTGGTGCATCAAAAAATCTTGAATGTGCAATGTTGAGTGAATTGACTGATGAAAAAGTAAATGGTAAAAAGCATAAAATTGCTTTCGTACTTTACCACAACAAGTTTGAGCACAAAACAAAATGGGATAATGATGGAAAATCTGCTTTTATCAATAAAATGCAGAAAACTTTGAATAAGATGAAGCCCGTTGAAGTAGATTTGCCTGATGGTGGTAAAGTTTTCTACGATTACACAATGAGTGTTCATTACATGGACTTTCTTGAGTCTGATGGTAGCCAGTTTGACAATAATTGAAGTGTCCACCACCCCTTGACAGGGGTGGTTTTTTATTTTAATCTTATTTTATCAACAACAAAAGTTCAATGTTTTCCCTGCGTCCACATCAGCATCGTGCATGTGAATCAATGCAGAAATATGAAAAGGGCACTGTCATCATCCCGACAGGTGGTGGCAAGACGATGTGCATGATCCAGGATACATTGACTGCGTTCGATGACAGTGTGAACCGCACGGTTGTTGTAGTTGCGCCGCGTATTTTACTGGCGGAGCAGTTATGTTCTGAGTTCTTAGAACATATCACAAACGTCAGTGTGCTTCATGTTCATTCGGGGGAGACACATTTCTTCAGCACAACTAAAACAAAGCAGATCAAGTTGTGGAGTAAGTACACTCGTGGCAGGAAACTTATCTTCACTACTTACAACAGTTTGCAGAAGATTGTGGATGCTGAGATTGACATTCACACCGCATACTTTGACGAAGCACATAACAGTGTGAAGCGTAACTTCTTCGCGCCGACAGAACAACTTAGTCAGTCAGATTCACGAGCATTTTTCTTCACTGCGACACCAAAGTACAGCAGCACAGTGTTCAAACCAGGTATGAACATGCCCGAGATTTATGGTAACACAATCTGCAATGTGCC